TATGGCTGTTGTTGCAGCGTCTGCTCCCTCGATAAGAGCATTGACCTGCGAACTCCTAATGGAGTCTTCTAGCCACTCAAATGTGCGTGCGCTTACTTTTTCAGTTTTGATAGAAGAAGTGAAGGGCACGGATGTGGGACTAATGTTCGCAATGGTCTGAGATACGTCTTCAGCCAATCCCACAGTTGCGTAACTTACTAATGTAGACATGAGATTTTCCTTTTAAAAAAAGTTAATAGTCAAATCATCATTCCCAGTTAGCCATAATCGCTTCTGCAATATTGTCGAGATCACCACTGTCTGCTCTAAGTTTATCCATCGCCTTTTGGTTTTTGGATGCCCTTATCTCAGCTTTACTTGGCGGTGCTTTTTTAGACCTCAATACTTTCTTGGATGCTTTAGCTTTTTTCACAGTAGCCACCTTCTTGGTTTGGTCAAACAGTCTTGCTTTGTTAAGCAACATGATCGCATTAGGATCAGTAATTTGGTTGACGTTATCTTCGGGCAGACCTTGTGATACAGCATACATTCTGATGTCGTTATAGAGTTGATTGTTCCACTCTGGTAATTCCTTCTGTAGAACTTTCACACACTCTTTAGCTTGTGCCTGTTTTTGATCGGCATTTTGCTTTTTAACGAAATCATAGAATGCATCAGCTTCTTCACTCAAGAACTTGAGATCATCTTCAGCTTGCTTTGCTTCGGCTCGTAATGCAGCGAAATCATCAGAGTTCATCTGCTTACTAGCGACTAGCATGTCTAACTCAGAGTACGGCTTCCACCGATCTTGGGCGCGACTAAGCATTGCCTGTAATGATGCATCGGCTCGTTGCAGTTGCTCATCAGCTAACTTTCGTTGGGATGATGTTTCTTGAGACTTACGAGTTAAAGATGCTTCTTGTCCGTAGAGTCTTTTGAGGTCTTTGATAGATGCTTGTTTGGTTTCTCCATCGACCACGATATCGACCACAGTTTCATCATCGATTTCGACCTGTTCTTCATCATCATCGGTCTCGTCTTCAGAATCATCTTCTTCGTCTTCATCATCGGTCTCAGATTCTTCCTCTTCATCAAGGTCTTCTAAGTCCTCTTCAGTTTCTTCTTCGGTTTCTTCATCTTCAGTTTCATCAGAGTCTTCTACTTCAGTCTCGTCAGTAGCTTCCTCTGTTGCCTCTTGACTATCTTCAGATGGCTGATCTTCATCAGCGTCTTCCCATGTTTCAAGGATGGCTTCGGCAGCATCATCAACTGATGCCAGTGGAGTATCGGAATTTTGATTGACGTTATCGAATGACATGGTCTATTCCTCCTTCCTAAGTTTTAGATTTGATTTCATCACGGACAGCAATATCTTGTTTTAGAGTATTAACTAATCCAGTGACAGCGATGTATTGGTAGTAGGCAGACTCTCTCGCTTCTTTGTCTTCATATTTAGACATAGCAAAAGTTTGAAAGCAGGTCTCTACCATACTTTGGATTGCAGAGTCGAATGCAGGGTGGCTAAGTAATGCCTCTGCATCTTCTCCTTTGGCAATTAAAGTTTCTTCTTCGGTCATACAGTCTCTCCTTAAAAGACTAGGGTTTAGCCATTCGGACTTGCAATGGCGGTAATTTCATCAGCACGTTGTGCCAGTAGCAACTCAGCATTGTCGATAGTTTTCTTGTGAGCCAGCTGCTCTTCTTTCAAGTCTAAATTGTCAGACTGAATGGCGTGTTGATTCTCAATCTTGGCCTGCTCAAGCTGTAGCTTTATTCTGTCGATTTCAGCAGACATCTGTGCTTTCATTTCAGCCAGTGCAGTTTGTCGCTCTTGAACTTCAAGTTGCTTCTGCATCATTTGCATTTGCAGTTCAGCAGCAGGGTCTGGCTGTTCTTGTGGTAGGTCAGAAGGGTTGGTTAGCAGTGAGCCAACATCTTTGATGCCGTTCAGTTCCAGAGTCCTTGTCATCAGTTCGTACTGGTTTTGTGGCAAGTACATTTTTGACAAATTAGGATCAGCAGAAAATAGCTGATGCATTGCCATATACTTCTGTGACTCTTTCTCTTGCTCACCATAGCCAAGTGATATCTCAATGACGACATCACGTTTCTCTCGCCACTGCCGTGGATCACAGGCATAGTATTCGCCAGCCAGTTCAATGATGCGCTCTTTGTCTTCATTTTCGCAGACTAACTGATAGACCATTTGATACAGAGGCTTAACAAACTGTTCAGCAAAGTTTCTGGCAATTACTTTCTGTCTTACTTGAGACATACTCGTAAGCTGCTCGACCATTGCTGCGGAGTTTTGTTTGCTCACAGCATCCTTGTTTAGACCTGTAGAGATTCTAGAGACACCAGTTGTGTCTTCCTTGTCTTCATCCAACATCTGGATAGTCTGGAAGGTGAAGGGGTTGAGCGGTGCTTGTAGCATCGGTTTGATGGCATCGGGTCTTGTGGTGTTAATGATGCCGCCAATGCGCGAGTCGGTCAGTTCTTTGGGATTACTCAAGCCACCTTTCAACACTTCGTAGCGAGGGTTGTTAGTGATCATGGCGTGATCGAGAATAGAACGTGTCAATACGCTTCTAGCATTTTGAGTTGGGATAACTTTCTGTGCGTAGTTCTGCCCATAGAATGAGTGAGGGATCGGGATTGGGCAAAAGTCTATGAAGGGTCTTCTGGGTGCAGGTTCTTTGTGTAATAGAACATTTCCAGCTTTGATGACTTTGTACAGTTCCGCAATGCCCGACCCCTCAACATCTAGCATGATATAGGCTTCGATTACCATGACACTGCGTACTTGGTCTTGATAGTTCTTACTGCCTAAATCACGAGTGCCGATAGTTTGGAATCGGCTTAATATTTCTGGGTCTGTCTCCAGCTCAACATCTGAGTGTTCGCCAATCTTTTTCAGTAGCTTTTCTGAATAACCTTCATCCCTAAGTTCAGACATTGTCTTTTTAGAGCGATGGGCACAGAAGTTGACTGAATCTAAACTTTTGGCCTGTGATTCAATTAAAAATTCTTCGGGGGCTAATGGCTCAATAACCACTTGGCTAGTGTCGCTTTCGATGCTGATAGTGCCCGATATTAAACCAAGATCATCGGTCTCGCTCTCTACAAGTTCGACTTCGTCTTGTGCCAAAAGCATGTCGAGTTCTTCTTCAGTAATATCTTCAAAATCTTCGTAATCTATGTGTGTGCTTTCTTCCCAGAAAACCTTAGCAATACCATTCCTAGCGATAAGACCATCGTGAATAATGCTGGTGTAAATCTCACTGATGTTGTTTTGGCGGTGAATAACATAGTCGGTGTACTCTGAGCAGATTTTGGCTTTTTCTACATCGTCTGCATTCTGGGGTGCAAACTTAGCTGTTTTGTTTCTATTGCCAAAGGTTTCTAGTAACTGCGCTTTCATAGACTCTACTGAATCATAGACATCCATAGATATGTACTTGGAGTTGCCATCATGCACAGGCTTGGGCAAATCTCCGTTGTAGTACTCCATGACTTTTTCGCGCTCAGTACTTAATTCTGAGTCTGCGTATCCGACAGATAGTCCTACGCAATTGTCAACCATCGTCACAATATTGTTATCGGACAACTTCTTGTAGTCTTTTTTTGCCATTGTTTATACCATCTCAATGTAATAAGAGTCATCAACCGCTATTGGTGTCCATGCACCCTCGTGGATGTAATTTGCTAATGCGAGGGACATCACACAATCATCAAAACATCCGTTCTCAGCTTGCATAGCCCCAGATTCAGTGACAATGTAAGTGAGCATTTCTCTAATCGTTACTTTGTCATTCAGTTCCAACTCGTTGTCTCTCATTGAGGCTCTGAGTTTGTCGATGACGAGGGGTTTTGTTTTTGCTGTGGTGGAAAAGCCCAGTTTAACTGTCTCTCTATCTGTCACTTTGTCGTGCTGTATCTCTGTGTAAAAATTTGGATACATCATGTCTTTACCAAGGCGAGTACAGGTCAATATGCCGTGAGAGTTGTTCTCGACACAGATAAGGGCTTCGTTGTAGTACATGCCGAGGTTGTAGAGTACTTCAGCAAAATAATCTGGGTGGACATGAGCGCGGAAACAGGCGACCTGTCGTTTCTTGGAATCTAATACTTGGGCTACCGAATAGTCACCGCCACGAACACCCATTGAGCAGTCAGCACCAATGTAGTAAGACTCGCCCTCGACATGGGGTCTCCATGTAAACAGTTCGCCACGATGGTTAGGATTCCACTCGTTATTCTCTAGGGACATTCGAGACTCTAGGTCTCTAGTTGTTTCTAGGTTTTTAACCAGTTGGTCTGGGTTGAACACTGGGCGACCAGTAGTCAAAAATGCTTCGTCTGGTTCGCTGGGATACTCTTGCCTGAATAAGTCGATACCATTCTGAGCGATCTTCTTACGCCTAAACATTAACTGTTCATTATCGAGATCAAACTTCTCAGCTAACTCTTCTTCTTCTGGCGTTCTTTCAAAGTTTTGACTAACTTCTTCCCGATAATCTGGATCAGTGAACCAAGGAATAAACACAGGCACATAACCATTCGTACCATCCACCGCACCACGCCATAGATCATAGAAAATGCCATTGACACCATTTGCAGTGCTTTCCACAAAAATGGCTGTGCCTTTAGTGTTTGGAACAGCTTGTGTGAGGCCATTCCAGTTATCCAGTGCTGTACTTTTTTGCCAAAACGCGAGTTCGGAAGCGTGGACATGAGTAAGTGTTTCACCGCGACCAATGCTTTCACCACCTGCTGTCGCAACCACATAACTTGAGTCGAGAACATCAAAATTCATCTCCCTTCTTGAACTGTATTTGGTGTGAGGTTTTAAAATATCTGGACAATGCTCATGGAAACGCTTTGTCATATCGAACAGTGCACGAGTAGAGTCGGCATGATGTGTAATAACCATGCCTTTACACGCAGGGCGTTGGCTAACTGAGTAGTACAGATAACCGCCTGTGTAAGTAGACAGACCTTGCTGTCTTGCTTTAAGGATAATGACTCTGATTTTGCCTTCAGCAGAGAGTTGGTCTTCTACGGCTTTGTTGAGGATTTGCTGTGCAGGGTTTAGCTTGAGGGGGGATATTGCGCCTTCTTTTGTTCGAATTTTTAAGGCTGACTTTGCATAAAACTTATAGTCAGTCAGTAGCCTTTTCCGAACCTCCTTCATCTGTTTGTTCATGAGATTGCTCATCCTCTATAAGTAAAGATGCTAGGAAATCTTCTGCCTTGTGTATCGACACATCAGACTTTGATGCAGGTTTACTTTTTGTGAAATCTAGAACCAATCTGGCAGCAGACAATCGCTCTCTAGTCTGACCATCTGTACGCATCACTTCGACTGCGGTTTCCAATGCTTCTTTTTGGTATTGGTCTTCTATGTTGAATTTTTCTGACATGATTCTTACCACCTTCTTGGCATCTTTTTTGGCTTGTTCGCGGATAGGTTTGATTGTCTCAGCCGTGTGACCATCGGGAACACCTCTTGGCCTCCCTGCATTCTTTCTAGGTCTAGTTGACCACTCTTTTCTTAGTGCTCGACCCTCTGGTGTTTTTGCCAGTTCCGAGAAGTAGTTTCTCTTCGGAACTGTGTTTTTCTTGGGCTTTGGCTGATGTTTTTTTCTGGGCTTTCTTTGGCTCGACATCGGCAATCTCCTTATTGATCAATAGTTCCATTATTTCTCTAGTACTTACAAAATGGCTGCACAAAATCAGTGGTGGCAGACTAGTTTTAAGTTCTTTAAATAGTGTGGATTTTTCAGCGTTGTTAAGGAGTTGGTTTTCTTTTATCAATTGAATTGTCGACATGAAATTTATCGTGTCTAATGCGCTCTCTTTCATACATGCTCCTATGCACTTAGTTATGCACTCAGTATTGCAGGTTGGGGGGTCAATGCCCCTGCACTCATCTCCTCTTCTTCTTCGCCACCCATTTTTGCAAGGCCTGCCATTATGATTGCCATAACAACTGCGAGGGGGTGAGCGTGGAATTTGATAGGTAAGTTTGGCGTTCCTTTGAAGTGGTTTCTTATAAACTCTGCGGTTAAGGGTGCTACTTTTTTAAAACCTTTGGGATCGACCATATAGAAAATAAGAGGATCAACAGCAAACTCTGCATCGTTTTTAGTGTACTTTTGATAGTCTCTGAATGCCTTTTTAACAGCATCTTTGTTGAGGCTCATAAACAAGTCTTTTTCTTCTTGTGTGCCTTCTCGACCCTTTTGTCTTCTTACTATTGTTGCGACAGTGCTATCAACAGTCTCTCGCAAAGGTTCAGTGCCAAGTTCTTTAGCACGAGCAGGCCCAACATTCATTGTCTGAATCTTGTCCATCTCTTTTCTCATTGCCTTAGCCTGTTTCATGGTCAGTAACTTTCTGTCCATAGGATAGGTGTTACCATCTGGATCTTTTAAAAACTTCGTTTCTGGGCCAATTTTATCTGTCCTAGTGGTAAACAAGATACGACTTAATTTATTTCTCAAGCTGTTTCTGAACTGGGGCTTGAAGCCTGTTTCTGCTTTAGGGTGTGCGCTTAGTCTATTCTCAGTAACTGCTGTTGTTACACCTTCTGGCAATACTGGTCTGAACTCGATTGCGTGTCCCATCTCGTGGATGGTGGTCATTAGTGTCGATAGTGAGCCTTGGTCGGTTCTTACAAAGATTTGGCTTTCTGCACCAGTGATTGCTTGGTGTTGTCCATATGTGGTTGGCTCTGCACCTGTTCTAGCCATCATTTCTACAGCACCATCTAAGAACTCGATGCTCACATTCAACAGACCTGCGGTTGTTATTGCTTCGCTCAGATTCGCAATGCCATCCTCGAACAGAGTGCCCTTTTTACCGATGTTGATAACTCCTTCTACAATTGCAGAAGCAGGTTCTATGTTGTCTTTTACTTCAGACACTTCTGGCATGGGGAATGCCAGTGGTAGTTGTGAAGATTCGTCTACTGTTAGGATTGGGCTTGGGCTTTCTTGCTCCTGTAGAGGGACACCAGCTGGCTGACTCCCTGCTCGACTTCTTGTGCGGACATCTGCTGCACTTTCTTGTCGAACTTGTCCTGTTCCTTGTTCTCTGCCGACCCGAACCCGACTATCGGCTGCTTCGATTTCTTGCTCATTGAATCCTTCCTTCAGTAATAACTGTTTCGTTGCGGATGCATAGTCTTGCCTAATGTCTTTTAATTTTACACCAAGCTGTGAATAAAGTTCTTGCTCTGGATACCAAATCAAAGCTTGAAAGGCAGCAGGTGTTAAGTCTAGACCTGTTCTTTCGTTAAACTTCTGTACAGCTTCTTGTACAAGTAGACGGAGATTGTTTCTCTCGCCACCGCCACTAGGCACATCAACTGTATCAGTGAGTGATTTTACTACGTTTATAGCAGCGTTTGTAGCTTCTGATTTGACTTTAGTTTTGTTGTCGTACAGAGCACGATTGACTTTAAAGTCCTTTTCGTGGGCTTTTTTGAGTTCTCTGGCTTTTTCGATCAGCTTTGCTTTCGACATGCGTTTTCTGCCCAGCGCAGACTTGAGTTTAGCAAGCTGATTGTCTAGTTTGGTTTCATCGAAAGCCATCAGTTTGCCTCTCAGCCTACCGACAGTTCTCATGAACCACATATCCATAGTCACTGGAGAGAACTCACCGCGCAGATTCGAGTAGAACCCATTGCCGACTTTTGGCCCAAATAGAGCAGAGCCATAAACTATAGTGTCAACATTTTCACCGCCAACTTCATAGTCTATACCTAGCGCATCTTGCATGGTTGCATTGAGTTCTTTAACAGAGAATTCAGTCTGTAGAAAATCTCTTACTTCAGCCACACTGTCTAGCTGATCAATAAGCATATTGGCTTTTTTAAAATTAGCCTTCATTGATTTGGCAGCTTTACCAGTTCCGTAGATTCTAAATTTGCCTTTGTTTCTAAAGTGTTTGTAGGCTTGCTCCGCTTTTCTAAGGTTAAGCGGTACAGATAGGTTTTGAGATGTGATAGCCAGGGACATAAACATAGCTGTCTGTGCATCTTCATCACTTGCAATCTCTGGGTACTTTAATGACAGCATCTCTAGCATTCTTTGCACAGTGGTGTCATACCACTCAATGGCACTGTCAGTGTTTTCCATTTCATAAACAGCTTCATCTACCATATCATCTGCGATTGCACTGCGATCTTCTGGACTATTTAAGTCTCTTACTCTACCGCCTAGTTTTTCTCTAGCGCGATCTTGGAGGTAATTGCCCACCGCAGTTTTCCCTGTCATTTTAGGAGGGGTTTCACTGCCATCACGAATGGGTATGATGTTGGGGCTAGAGACTTGGGTTAGAGCAGGGACACGTTGATCAGAGATCATCGATGAGTCTACTTTTGAAGGGTCAAACTGGGCGTAAAGTGAGCGGATATCTTTCGGATCAAAAACTGCAAATGTTGAGTAGTCAGTTCCCTCCCCACGATTTTCGCTTAGAAATACTGAGTCATACCCTTTGCTTTTTAGGAAGTCTATAACAGGCTTGGTCTCATACAGTAAATAAACACCATCTTTATATGCATCTCTATATGTGGGCAACCCATCGGCAGGTGAGAACCCTTCGTCCATTTTTTCTCTTCCGACTAACTCTTCCATAACCGCAAAGTCTTTGTGAGGTACAAATGGATTTTTAGTCTTTACCAATACTGGGTAGATAGTTTTGTCTGCCTCTTGCATATCCCTAAACAACTGGCTACGTTCCTCATACAAAACTTCTCTTTGTGCTTCAGATGCGGTTTTGTACTCTTCTCCAATCTGATCCCTACGCTTTTGTAGACTGTCATAACCGCTGTCTTTACCTACACGCTTTTCTCCAAATTTACCTTTGCCTAACCATCTGTTTGCAAATTCAGAACTTGGAGTAAGGAATATAAGTCCATCAGCATAACCTGCAACAAACCTATCAAAATCTTGCTTAGTTGCATGGTACATGATGTTTGATGTATCAAAACCTTGTTCCTCTGCACGAGCCATGCGTTCACTAACAAAAACACGCTCATCATCTGGAGTCATTATTTGGTTTCTAGCATTTGGATTAGAAACAAGGCTATCTACGTCAATTGTCCTAGAGTCATCTGCATCTAACTGTGCTTTCTCTTGTGCTGCCTGTTGCTGTTGCATGACTCTTTCAGCGTAAGGAACAAAGTACTTCTGGATAACCTGCGGATCGACACCTTCGTCTTGAAGTCTTTTCGCTTGTGACTCTAGTTTTGCTACAGGGTTAGAGCCAAGGTTAAGTCTCATCTCGTCTAAGATGGCGAGTAGTTTTGCTTTTTGTACTGGGGGTATCGACTTGTCGGCTGTAACTGCATCCATCAGTTGTTGTGCAAACTGCCTGTTAGCTTCGACACCGCGTTCATAGTTGATGTCGCGCTGTGTCTGTCTTTGTGCCTGTCCATTAGCCAGTGCTTGTGCGTTTGGCTCTCTTACTCTCTGAACATAATCTGGGTTGTTATTGACAAAACTGTTGATGTCTCTAATCAGAGCAAAGTCCATCTCGCCACCGACTGCAATACCGCGCTCGTAGGCTTCGATTGCTCGTCTAACAGCAGGCAATGTGTTTGGATTTGCTTTTATTGCCCTAAGTACTTTTGCAATACCTGCGCGATCAAGACCAGTACCATCTTGTACTATGTTTTCTGGGCTTCCAAGCTGTGGAGGTGCTCCCTGCGCTACACGCTGTAGGTTTGCCTGTCGGTCTTCTTCGGCTCTTTGTGCTTGCTGTTCCTGTAGTCTTACTTCTTCAGCTTCTTGTCTCGCCAGTTCTTCTTGTCTGGCTTCGCGAACACTAGGGGCTGTTGGAGTAGGCTGACCTTGACCTTTGCCGTACGTTTTAACGTACTGTTGTACACGACTTCTTCTACCTGTCAGCTTATCAATAGCACGACCAGCACCTACTACACCAAGTTGCATTGGTATAGAAGCACCACCTGTGGAAAGACCTGCTTGAAGAGAGAATAGTGGACGTAGTGCATATTCTGCTGTGGTTCTTGCCACGTTGTAGCCTTCGCCACTTGTGCCTACAGGTAGGAACTGATCAGTAACACTAGATACACCGCCTTTGTATCCCTTATTGTGGACATCTGTCATTTGATTCATTTCGTGGAGTAGGTTAATGATCTCTTGACCTTCTCGTGTATTACCTGCCAGTTCACGAACTGCTTGAAAATCTTCTTGTTCAACTATGTTTTTAGTTTTGTTCTTACCTTTTTGGTGAGCAGTTTTGGCTTGTACTTTTTTTGCAACCAGTTCTAATGAATCGGTGTCTTTAATCTGTAAGACTTCTTTTAAATCTTTAAATTTCTGTGCGAGTCTATTAGCCATGTCGATGTGAGTACCATCTACGGCTGATCTTGCACCTTTGGTAGAGCCTATACTTACATCTTTTAAGTCGTATCCGTTTGCATCGGCTTTTTTAATAAGACGTTGAGCATATGCCTGTGCTGCCATCTCTTCTTCTGATGTGATCTGACTCTTGTCACTGTTGCCACCACGAACTAGGTTTGCACCTGCAATTATGGTGTCAGTACCGCCCTTAATACTTGCAGAAACCAAGCCACCTGTTAGGAAAGAATCTGTTAGCCTTTGTCTTACTTCATCGCCAGTGTATTCACCGCCCAGTGCAGAGACAGAAGCCATGTTAGTTATATCTTGGGCAGTTTCTACACTAGCCTCAACACCCATGTCCTTCAAAAATTGCTTGGCTTTTTCTCCCATGCCTTTATTACGCAATACTTCAGCAATCTCATTAGGTGACATTTTCATAAGATCATCGGGCTTAAATATCTTTTTAACACCAAGCCTATCCAAGATACCATTTACAATACCGATGCCCACAGATACGTTAGCATTAAAATCATCGCCATTTTTTTCTCTTTGCTCTTGGACATTTTCACCAATACTTTGGTTAACACCTAGTGCAGTAGTCCCTCCACCCAAAAGGGCTACAAACCAGACAGGCGCACCTGCGTAAGCTGCCAGAGCCGTAGCACCACCACCAATCAAAGTAGCACCAGAAGTTGGGATGCCAGAAGCCGTGGCTTGCCCTGCATGTGTTAACGCACCAGACCACCCATCCTTTTTAAATGCATCTTCAAAACTGTTGTACTTTTGTTGGTAACCACCCTTGGCAATGTCATAATCTTGTTTTGTTTGAACATCCCTGCCGTACTCTTGCATTCCCTCGCTACCGACAAATTTACCTATGCCTTCGATACCGCTACCAAACAATTTTTGCGCTTGGTCAATACCATAGGAAAATGCACTGTCGCGGAGATGCTCTGGAACTTCTTGTGGCTGTGGTTGCTGTGGCTGAACCTGTTGTGGCTGTGGCTGTGGTTGCTGTTGTAACTGTTGCGCTTCAACTGCATTTGCATACAGTTCATCAAGCTGTCTAGCTTCTTCATATCTCCCTGCACTGAATGCGTTTTGAACCGCTTGTGCAATTTGATCGGGAGTATATTGAGGTTGCGCTGTCATACTTCTACCTTAGTCTGATAGGTTTTTAGCAATCAGTTCATTTTGTTCGGCTGTTAATGCACTGGCTCTTGAACCAGTTGTTGATGCACTAGATTGTGATCTGCTGTCAGCATCTTGAGAATCAGCTTTGCTGACTTGATAAGTGTTTTGAAAGCCAATCCCTGCATTACTTGCAACTGTGATGCCTCTGGCTAATCTGTCGCGGATGACTGCCATGTTCTCTCTTCGGGCTTGCAACCATGATCTCCAGACTTCCTCTGTAGCGTACAGGCTTGGTATGGGAGACCTAAACAATGCCATTTCTCTGTCAGAGATAGCACCTTTAGTCTGTGCAGTTCTAAGCAGTGTTTCATCGACAGCAATGCTCTGTAATTTGAGCCTAAACGCTTGTCTATCAGCGTTGCCAAGACCAGAGTTATCTATCATTTTCATTACTGAGCCGTCAAAGAACCCAGTAACACTGCTAAACTTATCAAAACCTTCCAAAGCTTCGGCATAA